TTCTTCAGAATAACTTGTGTTTAAAAATAATATAGAATTACATTTAATGTTTTGTTTTTCTAATAATTGCCTGAGCATTTTTCTTTTCACTCTGAACTCATCTATTATTTCCATGTCTCCATACATATCTTGCTCAAATGTTTCTTCTACACTATGAGCAATTTCATGCATTATAGATGATGCCATCATATCTTCTGAAGTCTGCTTATTAGAAATAAAAATAGCTCCATTCATATAAACAGATTCAACTTCTCTCATGTTGATTTCTGGAAAGTCGCCAACATATACGGCATCTACCTCTGACATCAAGTATCTAGGAATACGTTTTTCTATAGTTTTTATTACGTTTGTCATGTTTACTTCTTTTGGAAGTGGGTCTTTCACTATAACAACAGTATGATTAAAAATAGAGTATTCTTTTTTTTCTAAAAGCTGTCTTTTTAAAGATTCTTTTATAAATTGTTCATTGCTCATTTATTATTTCTTGTCTGTGGATTGATTTTCGGAATCAGCATCAACTAGTGCCTGCTTATATCCACGAATGAAATTTTCTTCAGCAACAGCTAGCATAAACTCCGGGAACTCCTCTGCGAGAACTTCTACTATCATTTCTAATGTTACGTTATCGTCTTGTGGATTTAGTTTATTTCCTACGTATGTGACAAATAAATCTTTTAAAAGATTACTTGGTTCTACTTTATTTTTTAAATCAGGGTTTTCGTAATTTTTTTCCATCTTTTTTCCTTCTAGAAATAACAATTAAAGAACAGTAGCGGCAAGGCTTGCAACTGCAGATCTTTCACCTTTTTGCAAAGTAATATGACCAGTTAATTCGTATGGCTTGAATTTCTCAACAGCATAAGTTAAACCATTGTTGGTAGCGTCAAGGAATGCACTATCAATTTGTTCAACGTCGCCTGTGAGAACAATCTTGGTTCCTTCACCCACGCGAGTAATAATAGTTTTTAGTTCGTGCATAGTCAGGTTCTGGGCTTCATCAATGATGATGAAAGCATTGGCGATTGAGCGACCACGAATAAAAGTAATTGCTTCTACTTCAATAGTACCTTTGTCTTGTAGGAGTTGGAGATTATCTTTATCGCCATCCATTAGGTATTCTAGGTTATCTTTGATTGGAGCAACCCAAGGAGCCATTTTCTCTTCTAGAGTTCCTGGCAGGAAGCCTATATCCCGGCCCATAGGCTGGACAGGACGCGATACAATGATCTTCTTGTAGATTTCTTGCTCCAAGGTCTGCTCAAGCGCAGCAGCCAAAGCAATAAGGGTTTTACCGCATCCAGCAAGACCAACAAGTGAAACGATTTTAATGCTTTCGTCCATCAACATGTCAAAAGCAAAATGTTGTTCTTTATTTTTTGCTTTAACTCCCCAAACGCCTTCTTTAAATTCACGAACTTTTGAAAGTGCAAAATTGTAGTTTTTAAATTTACATAGTGCTGTTTTCTTTTCGTTGGCATTTGAAACAAGCATTACGTATTGATTTGGCTGTAGTTTGATATCTTTTTCTTCTAGGAATAGACGTTCGCCACCATAAAAGCGATCAATTAATGCATCATCAACAAGATGTGAAGTAAATCCAGTATAGATTTCTTCTTTCATATCAACAATTTTATTTGTTGTATAGTCTTGAGCTTGAATTCCTAATGCATCCGCCTTGACACGCATATTGATATCTTGCGAAACAAGATAAACTTGGCGTCCTTCGTCGCCCTCTGCAAACATAACAGCTTTAACTGTTGCGAGAATTTGATTATCTGGATCTTGCATTGACATTTCTGGTGGTAATGTATTTTGACCATAGTCCATTACTGTCAAGATGCCCTTACGACCACCAATCTTAACACCTTTGTCAAGTTGACCTTTTTCTCTTAGTCCATCAAAGATGCGGATAACTTGACGAGCGTTTGCTCCAACTCCATCTTGACGTTTTTTATGTTTATCAATTTCCTCAAGAACCTTGAGAGGAACAATGATATCGTTGTCTTGGAATGCATATACTGCATTAAAATCACTTAAAAACACGTTTGTATCAATTACGTAAACTTTTTTCTGTTTTTTAGCCATGAATTTTGTCCTTAAAGCAAAAAAGGGCATCGAAATAAATCGATACCCTAATCATACTACACAAATTGTAAAAATTTAATTTTTAACATTATTAATATCTTTCTTTTAGTGATATTAAATAGTGCTTTGGTTATATTTAGCTCGAAAACTTAAATGCTTGCATGATATTTATTTATCTTTTGGGCATCTACATTTGTTTTTTTATCTGACGTTTCAATTGTTACTAAAAATTATATGTCAAAAAGAATATTTATTTTGTGAATAATTTTCTACGAACCTATTCATAATAATACTACCAGCCACAGCAGCGTTGAGAGAACGAACAGAACCATACTGATTAATATAAACAAACTTATCGCAAATCTCCAATGTCTCATTGGTAATTCCGACGCCTTCTTCGCCCAAAATAAACAGAGGAGGACGGTTATATTTGGCATCAACCAAACTAATAGCAGACGGCACAGTATTCTCAAGAGCCACAAGCTCGTAGTCCTCCTTGAGTTTTAGGAGTTGGTCGCGTGTCTTGAGATGAACAACGTCTGTATAGTTATGTGTTCCTACTGTGCCACGGCGATCATAGTGTTTATTACCTAAATAGTATACAGCCCTAGCATTAAACGCGTTTGCGCTGCGGATTACTGTTCCAATATTAAAATCACCAAGGAAATTTTCCATCAAGATTGCATATGGAAAAGCAGATTGCTGGAGATCTTTCTTGATAAGTTCTTTTGTCCATTTAATTAGACGATCTTTCTTGTACTTGTCAATTACATTCCAATTTTCAATTCCTGAGATTTCCACTCTATTCTCCTTGTTGGTTTTTTGTAACTAATTTTTCAATTGCTTGCGATAGCGTTCCTTCAAAATGCTCTAATGACCACTCTGATAGATTAAATATTTTAATATATTTTTCTTTAAAATCTTCGTTGATATCAAATGTTAATAAAGCAGATCCATCTTCTTGTTCTGTGACTTCTATACATTTAATTGTTCCTACAATATCAGATAATTCAGTATTCATTTTTTTCCATAAAAAAACCCACCGTTATGGTGGGTTCAAGTGGTGGACCGTGGCAGAATCGAACTGCCAACTCTTCCGTGCAAAGGAAAGATTATACCATTTAACTAACAGCCCTAAAATTGGAGCGGGTGGACGGATTTGAACCGACAACAAACAGTTTGGAAAACTGTGACTCTACCGTTGAGCTACACCCGCGCTTATTAATTACTTGACTTTACTTCTTGCTCAACAGCTTGACCGACAGCACCTGCTGTTGAAGTAGACGTATCTACTTGCGTAGAAGTAGCATGACTAACTTCTTCTTTTTGAACACAAGCAAGAACACAAGCAGATAGAGCGAGAGCGCTGACTAGAAACATAAACTTCTTCATTCTTTTTCCTTTATTCTAAAATTTTGTCTACAAGACCATACTTGAGACAAGTTTTTGCATCCATGTATATATCACGTTTTAAGATATCTTTTAAGACTGTTTTTGGAATTTTTGTATGTTTTGTATAAATTTCATTTATTATATTCATAAAAACATTACAATTTTCCATATCATCTTTCATCTCTTCAAATTTACCCCACATACCACCTGAGAGTTGATGAATGAGCATAAATGAATGTTTTGAAATAGATCTCTTTTTTGCCACAACAGACATCAATGTAGCAGCAGAGGCAGCAGAACCTTCAACCATAGAGTGTACTGGAGCTTTACTATTTCTGATATAGTCTACTGCTGCAAAACAATCTAGTAGACTACCTCCAGGACTATTGATATGTAGTTTGATTTCAGGAATTTCTACTTCATAAGTATTTTTAAAATCTTCAAGACCAGTTGAAGAAGAGATTAATTTTTTATTTAATTCAAATATAGATTTTTTTGTTACAGAAGTATAAAAATAAATATGATTACTTACTTCTTCTACATCAGAAGATTCATCACTATCTTCATCCATCGTAGGTTGTTTTGTATTTAAGTAAAAACCCATAATTTACCTATTTCTTTTTATTCTTTTTTGTTAGCATCTTCTCTTCAATTTCAAGAAGTTCTGCTTTCAGTGCAGCACTTTCTCTGCTTTTTACAACAAACATTTTTCCAGCTTCACCACAACGTTTAACTTTAAACTCCATGATTCCAGTCTTATCTTTTCCCTTCAAAGACTTTCTTAGCTGATCTGCTTCTTCAAATGAACTAAAATAACGTTCAGTTTTCCAAATAGACCCATTTACATCTTGTTTATTATCAGTCACAGTTTCTCCTTTGCCGTTTGGCATTATCTAACTATAGTAACATAAAAAAATGAAAGTGTCAAGTGGATTATTTATGTTCTTTAATCTCTGGGAGGCAGAGACATTTTTTATCTTGTATTTCTTCTTCTACTGCGTTTGGATAACATAGTTTTTCACATTCAGTCCACTCAGACATTTCTTCTTCTAAAACCCATGCTTTTACAAACTGATCAACTAAAAAACAAGATAATATCATTAATATAAAAATACCACAAACTTTCAAAAACGCTGACAACATTTTAATTTTCCTCATTTGGTGGAGATGCGGGGAGTCAAGATTTATATGTTGACACCACAGATTTGCAAAATTGTATAACTTGTTCGTCTGTAAATACACTTTTACAGTAATTTGCAATTAAAGAAGTGAATCTTACATTTCCGCGCACATATCCTTTATTACTATCAATCCTGCCTAAAGATGCTTGTTCTGGTTTATTTTCTCTCTCTAAAGAGAGCTTCCAGCCTGTTAATGGACAAATTCCATTTTGTTCTTCCCATATTTGTTTTAAATATTCTAAATTTATATTTACTTCTTTTTCTCTTTTTTTAGCAGATCTCAAAAAAACTCTAAAACAAGAAAATTCATCTTTTTTTGATATACCTTTTAATGACTCATAGTTTCCCATTTGGGAACCGAAATTTTTAATAGATTGTTCTTTATTTCCAAGACCAGAGCATTTTCTACTACAGTATATTGATCTATTTAATTTTTGATTTCTAATAATTTCTTTTAATGGTCTTTCAAATTCTTTTTGACAAAAACTACAAATACAAATATTTTTTTTCATAATTCCACCTCCAAGGTAAATAGTATCTCAAAGGTGGAATCGTCCGAAAAATGGTGGAGACGTGCGGAATCGAACCGCAGTCCAAAAATACATATTATATAAAACGATACACAGGATTTTCTTACTTAGCTTACATTTATTTCATTTTAATACAGTAGACACAAAAATGCAACTTTTCTGTTTCGAGGCAAGTTGCCAGCCCAAGAATTACGCTGCTAGAGCGTAGGATTCAGAGTCAACGTTATCGTTGGCTTTTGTGTTGTTGAACTGTTTATTAAAGTCTGTAGCAATTCGCAGACTTCCTGCATCTTATTTTTAATATCTTTGTCGAAACCTGTTCATCCCCATTAAGCTTCTTCTAAAATTTTCTTTGCAGCTTCTGAATAAGCTACACGTTGATCGTGATGTAACATTCCAGTACCATTAACTCTTTTTGTAACTTCAGCTAAATTCCAATCATCAGCAAATTTTAATAGGCTGCGATCTTTAAAATATTGACAAGCAATCTTAACTGAAACTTCTGGAGTTGCAGCAAGTTCTGGATTTCCAACAAGATCTATTCCTAGTTTTTTACTGTAGTCAGTATAGTTAGCTCTACCAGTTAATTGTAATACACCGCGACCGATAAACTTTGGTCCGTCACCAGCTTGTGTATTTCCTAAATTCTTACGTCCTTCGTAAAGAGTTCCAATTGGCTCGTTGGCATCTTTTGGATCTTTTTTGTTGTACTTTGAAGCTAATTCTTTATCGTAACGAAGTTCTCCTGACTCAACTCCAACTTGACCTAAGAATGCAGCAATACGTTTTGGAGTATTGATTTCAAACTGGGGGAATACTTTATTAAAAGCTTCACAATAAAGTGTTAGTTTTTCAGGTTTTGCGTTCTTGTAGATCTTTTTTAACTTCTCTAGTGTTAATACTGTGCTCATGTTCTTCTCCTACTATGGTTACTTGATATAGATTTTCTATACCGTGTATCTTAAGTAGTTCAAGAAACGATTTTCTTTTCATTCCTAATAATCTTGCTGCTCTAATTTTTGAATCAGTCACAGATATTGCATATTTCAAGACACCTTCTCTAACCATATAATATAGAGATTTTATTATTGGTAGTCCATCTATAGGCTGACCAGCGGTTCTTGAAATAGAAGCTAACTTAACAGCTAGTAAATCTTCAAATGAAATATTTGCTAACATAATTTCAAATAAATCATTAATTTTATTTTGTTTCTTTAATTCTTCTATAACACAAGTTCTACTTCTTTTTATTTTCTTTACTGGCATTTGCTATACCTAGCAATGCATATCCAGCAATATCACGCCAAGGTGATTCACCGAAAGCATCTTTATTTGTTGCAATTCTAAATAATTTATCTATAACTCTAATAATTGCAAGAGCGTCTGTATACTGATCTGGTTTAATTCCATCAGGATACAAGACGCTCAAGATCTTATGACTTTCTGCAAACGAACTACCGTATGCAGCATTTTTTTCTTCTACTAATGTACCAACTTCTTCTGCTATTTCTATATATGTTTTACCCATAAAGAGCACTATACAGCATCTGATTCAGTTTGTAAAGCTTTCTTTTTTTTGGATGTTTTAACAGGTGCTTCTTCTACTTGTTCTACTGCTTGTTCAACTTCTTCAACTACTTCCTTAACTGATGGAGTTTCATCTGCTACAGTAGCTTCACCCATCACTGATCTTCTTACTGCTTCTAATTTTCTTAATTGTTTTCTTTTTCCTGGATTACCCATGTTTAATCTTCCTCCTCTTCTTCTAAATCTTCATCTAATTCAATTTCTAGTTCTTCTTCCCCTGCTGCTGGTTCTTCTTCGCTGCCAATTTCAGCAGCTCCAGTTTCAGCTCCTTCTTCACCAGGTCCAGCCGCCATTTGATCAGCTCCAACATCGGCTTGTTGAGCAACGGTTGAAGCACCACCTAGAGTTTGTTGCTTCTTTTGTTTCTCAGCTTCATACTCTGGTGTTGTTGGTGATTCTAGATTTGTTTGTAACTCGTCTTCAAACTTATCGTGATAAAGATTTAGATTTGTAATTAAATAATCATAAAATAGTTCTTTATCTTCTTCTTTACCTAAGAGAGAATAGGAATCAAGAATTTGTTTTTGAACTTTCTGGAATGTTCTAAGAGCAAAGCTTCTTCCAGTAGGATCTTCACCTTTGATTGGTTCAAACGCATCTTCTGGTTTTGGAGCAGCAGCTTGTTGATTTTTTTGTTTTTTCTCTTTATCAATATCAATAAATGAAGGATCTTTCTCCACTCCAGCTTTACCAGCTTCTTTATTGGCAGAAGGATCTTCGTCTTGCTCTGCTAACCCAGCATTTGGCATCTCTTGACCTGTATTTACGGCAGCGGCTTTATTTTTCTTATTCTTATCTACGTTAAGATAGACAGATTCGGTAGATAGTAAGTTTTGAACCGCTCTCAAAATATGTGATCTAAAAGATTCTCTTTGTCCTTCATCTGTGGTTAAACGTTTATAGCCAACTTCAATAACAGGAACAATAGTTTTTAATAAATCTTCCAGAACGTTGATACCGGTTGAAGAATGTGGAGAAACTTCTTCAACTTCATTAATCATTCTGCGAATATGTTTACGAAGTTGAGTTTCTTCTTTTAGTTTTTCTTTTTGTTCTTTTTTGATTTTTTTAGCAATTGTTCTAACATATTCTCGAATTAACTTTATTTCTGAAACTTTATTCATTGTTATTCCTCTTTATTTAAATGTTTAAAATAATTTACTTGTTTTTCTCTATGTTTTGCTTTTTTTCTAGAACTATAACAACCTAAATTTTTTTTAGTTTTAAGAGATAGTAAACAATATTTATTTCCACGTTTTCTTATTGTTTCAAATATAGTACCATATATTACCGATTCTGTAATATCTTTATTTTCAAACATAGAGATAATATCATGCGCTACTTGTTTCTTATTTCTACCTAGTTTATTTGGTAAATAGTTTTTTAATTTATTTACATCTTTTTGAGCTATAAAATCTCTCATATCTGTAGAATTTAATTTTTTATAATTTTTGATAGGCACAACTTCAACATCTAAATCTGGTCTGTCTAGTTTAGATACATCTATGTTGTGTTTAGTTGCATCGTCATCTTTATCGCTAAAACCTACAATAATCTTTTTTTCTTTTTGTAAATATTCTGGATTATTGTTTTTATTAGAAATAAAATCCATTATGGATGTTACTGGGGAATTAAGATGTGATTGCATAACTGATACATTTTTTAATTTATATGCATCGATATATTTATCAAATATTTCTTTCGTTTTATTAAACGTTACAGGAACTCCTCCCGGCAAAGCTCTAGGCAATGGGGAAACAAGCACTACAACTTTTTTACCGAGTTTAGAGCACTTTTCTATCATGTCCATGTGACCAGCGTGCGGAGGTCTAAAAGCACCAGGAACTAAAACAAGGTCAGCTAAATTATTCTTTACTCCCTCTTCTAAAACCCCAGCAGAAGGAGATACTTTTCTAAATAAATTCATAATTTGATTCACTGGTGCAAAATTACCAGTAAATTTATAAGTTGTTCCATCGTAATCAAAAACAAAACCTTCTGTTGCAGATGAAACATTATCTGCTGATTTTAATTTCTTTAATTGATTTTTTAATACTTCCATTGCGTCATGATCGCCAGATTTATTAATTTGTGATATGGCATCTGCGACACGCTTTTTTATTCTATTTATTTCTTCTCTTTGATCTAAAATAAAAGCACTTTGTAGTGTTTTTAACATCTCAGAAGTAAAATCAGTAACAATTAGTTCTATAGGGTTTAAAGAAATTTTATAAATATTTTTTATACTATCTTTATTTAAAATATTATTAGTTACGAAAACTTTTTGTTCTGGTGTTAGTTTTCTAGTTATATCATTGATACTAATTCCCTCAACTCCTAATATTCTTTTAGCAATATTCATTTTTGCTTGAGGGCTTACAGATCCAATTTTTTCTCTACCCTTATCAAGAATAGAATTTATTAAAATATAAACTCTTGCAATTATAAAATCAAATATGGTAGAATCATCACCAAGCTTTAAATTATCGTTATTAATTAGATGATTAACTGATGCAAGAATTGAATCAATCCTAGAAATAGCTGAATTTAAAGGTTTTTTGTCATTTAAAGCTTGCAATCTTCTTATTGCATTTACTTGAACTCCATATTGCTCATCTTTTATTCTATCTTGAGATGATTTTAATGCATCTTTTAATTCATTTACTTTATCTGTTAAATTAGTATTTATAACTTTATTTTTTTCATTATTTAATTCTATGTGACCAGATTGATGAATAACTATTGTTCTTGTATCGTAATTTATTACAGTATCAGCAGAGCTATCTAAAATATCTGCATTATAAAAAATATTTGCATTATCTCCAAATAAATCTAGTTGTTTATCATGATCTAATGCATGAACTGTTTTTTCAAATGAAAGAAGAGCGTTTCTAAAAATATTTTTTATATTTGGATTTTCGTTATCTTTAAAACGCATAGCAAGCTCATCTGCATTTAAACCACCAGACGAAAGATCTGATTTACTTCTTAAGCCTTTTGCTTTGCCTTCTCTAATAGAAAATGATATTAAAATGTTGATACCATCAGCTTTTTCAGTCCCAATTAATTCACCATTTGCAGCAGCTTTAAAAATTTCTTTCATTTTTGCAAATGTAAGATTTTCATTGTCATACAAATGTTTCATATGGCCGACAAGAGAAGCCGTCTCCAGCAAAAGCTCTTCATTCATGTTATTGTTCCTTAACTTTATTAACTGTAACTGTATAAGGTTGTGTTGCTAATTTTAAAGACATTGGACCGTCGATTGTAAACATAACAGGAGTATTAACTGCTCCACCGGCATATTGGTTAAAATCGCCAAGTGAAGCAGAAATATCTTTTATAACAAAGTCTGGGTAATTACCAATACTATTTGTTCTCATCTTTTTTGATACCAAACTTTTCTAGAAGTTGTTGATAAACAATCTCATCTCTTTTTTGAAAAGCATCTTTCATTAGACGCTCTTTCTTTTCAAATAATTCAGGATGGGGAGTCTTGTTTTCTTCTAGTTTCTCTACGTGTTCTTGTTCGCCAATAGCTTTTTTTAGATCTTTAACATCTTTACCGCTAGAATGTTTCATATGTTTTCTTGCGTGTTGTCTAGCTAATTTTTTAGCTTTTTCAACTTCACTTAGCTTCTTTTTCATTTTTTTACCTTCTGCCATGATACGCTCTCCTTTTTCGCGTTTTGCTTTTAAACTATCTGTCCAATCTCTAAAAATTAAATTACCTCTTGTAAAAGCGTCTTTCTCTGCTTTTCTTAGACCTTTGTCGTGTGATGCGTAGTCTGGCAATGTTGTTTTAGACATATCTACAGTTGCGGTATATCCGCTACAATTTTGCTCATGATGCACGACTTCGTGAGCAAAAGAGCGTAAAACATCTTTAGCGTGACGATCTGTTATAAAAAGGTGGATTTCTTCGGACTTTGGATCATAAAACCCAGTTTTACCGATTATATCATCAGCATTGTGTTGATTTTCATTAAAGAAAATCTTAGGATCGCGGTCAATTTTCTTAAGACGCTTCTTCATATACTTATAAAGTTGCTTCATATACTTTATAGTTTGCTCGGTTGTTATGTGTTCAAATAATAATGTTTTCATGATTTTTTCTTCAAAAAAAAACTACCTACGGCTAATACCATAAGTAGTTTCTAAAATAATTAAATGAATTTTATTTATTTTTAATAATTGCCGTCACGATAATTATTTTTATTTTTTGAGCCTTTAGTAGCTTTTCTTCTATGGTGTCTTGCCGCAGCTTTATCGCCAGGCTCACCGATCTCGTCATAATATGATAGAGAAGCTTCATGTTCATCGTCTACCTTGTCTGGTGGAGCTTTAACACTTGGACGATTTTGAATTTTTTTACCTTCTTTTTTAGGTTTTTTAGTTTTTTGACTAAACTCTTCTTGAATCGCCTCGGAAATCAATCTTCTTAAATAACTTCTTGTAACTTTCATTTTTGTTCTCCTTGAGAAAAGATACTTTAAATAGTTAGTAAATATCAATTATGATTACTGTCTCAATATTTTCTTTTTCTTTATCTTTTTTTTGATTATAATATCTTTCAAGAGAATAATAATCCGGTATTTCTAGCTGAATTTGTTGAGGTTCGTAGTTCACTTCTTTTTTGTGTTTTTTCATCTATCTTACCTCCTAAATTAACTAGTAAGCAAAAAATGAAAATTATTTTTTATTTTTTTCATATGGCTCTTCGAATGTGAAGAAGTCCATATCAGTTTCTTTAGATAGTTTCATCCAAACACTTAATGTTCTATGACAGTCTGTTAAGGCTGTATGAGATCTACCGTAAACTTTAACTTGATAGTGCTCACATAGGCGATCCATTGAAGCATTTTTCAAAATACCTTTTTGAACTAAGTTGTTCGCCATCTGTCGCGTGTCGATGTATCGAGGAAACTTCGGCAATGCCTTTTGGTTGGCAGTAAACGCCCTCTGGATGAATCGGAGATCAAAGATGAGATTCTGACCAAGGAGAAGATCCGAATTCGCTATAAACTGTTCTATAACGTTTAAATGGCATTCCATTGGAAGCGATCCAATCCACGTCTGTTCGGTGTAGCCATTTATTTTTAGAGCTTGATAACTTGCAAGCTCAATATTTTTTGGTTTGACTTTTAAATCAACTTTGTCTACAATATTGATTGTTGTGTCTTCGTTAAGAAAAAAACGAACAGCGGCAAACTGGATTATTTCATGTTGTTTGTAATCTAGGCCGGTTGTCTCTGTATCTAAAACAGTTATAAGCATTATTTGTTTAACCAAAACTTCCAAGTAGGATGAATATTATTTTCCGAAAAATCAAGATCGGCTTCATGCACATAGGGTAATGCGCTAGGTTTGATAGCAGGTCTAGATAGTTTCATCCCAGATTCTTTAAGTGCCTTGTTGCCCTTTTTTTGATTGCATTCGTAACAGCAGGCAACAACATTTTCCCAAGATGTTTTGCCGCCTTTGCATTTAGGAAAAACATGATCAAGGGTAAAAGTGCTAGAGGACACTCTACGACTGCAATATTGGCAACGACCCTCATCACGAAGCCAAACATTGCGTCGAGAAAATCTAATAGAGTTAAGTTTACGCCATTTTGCGCTCTTATAGACAATAACAGATGGAAGTTTCATTGAGAGGGTAGGAGAGCGAATTTCTTGCTCATATTCGCCAACAGTTAAAACTTTGTTTGTGAAAATAAGATTGATTGCTTTTTCCCAAGGAATTGTTCCAAGTGGTTCATAATTTGAACTAAGAGCTAATACTCTCATAACGTTTACCTTTATATTTTATAGCACTTCGTCTGGTGGGAGGAATGATTTATTGATATGTCCGCATTTGGCACATGCAAAAGTTGGTAGCGGAGCATTAATTTCTTGACCATTTGGTGAAAGTAGGGCTGAAATATGTTTGATAATAAATACATTTGTAAAAGTTTTATTTGAGCAAGCATCGCAAATTAGAGTTTTTGCATTGCGAATATCTTGTTCTGTTAGTCGTGGTCCTTGTTGTTGCATTATGTTTTCCTTTCGTGTATAGTATACACAAGTACATCTACTATACTATAAAATTTATATAAGTTTAAATATTTTATTATCTTTGTTGTAGAAGAATAGTTTATTTTCGGTTGCTTGTCTTCTGGTTCTAGGAGCAGCATCGCCTAGAGTGTATTCAGGATCATTTAATCTAATTGCTCGTCTTTCTAACGAGTCGAGAATGTCGCGCCAACGTCCACTTTTTCTTTCATTTCTTGATTTAAACAGTTTTGGGTATTCTTTAAGGAGAAAATTATATAGCTCAAAATAAACTTCTTCATCTAAGTTTGGATTTTCAAAAAGACCAGTAAATGTATCTTCTAGGAATTCATCTGGAAAAAACCATTCACTATCTGCTTTAATTTTTAAAATTGCTCCAAATGCTTTTGGATCTAGTATTGTATCAACTAGCTTCATACAACTCTCTTTATCGAGAGAACTAATAACAGAAGGTTTATCTAATAATAGGCTATGAACAAAATAATCATTTGACATATCAAATAACATACCGATAACACTTTTATCTTTTCCAAGATATTCAAACAAACTAGAACAGTAGTTAAGAAATAATTTAAAATCTTTATCTGTTATTGAATAACGTTTACGATACTCTTCAGAAGCCATTTTATTTAAGCCGTATTTAATAATATCAGATGAATAATTTCTTATAGTACTTCTATTTGTTCTAACAAAAAGAGCTTCAATGCAAAAATATTTTTTGTTGGAATCATCAGCTTTATCAAACAAAAATTTAAAAAAATCAAAACCAATATCTACAGCCTCTTTGCTGTTTGTGTCATATAGATGATTTAGTATATAATGCGCTCTAGAATCTTCATGAAATTTACTATCGTATGATGGTAGTTTAGAAAAACCTATAAACAAATTTTTGATAGATTCAAAATCCTCTTGCAGAACAGCTTGTCGAACAAAATCACCGATATCCGCATCATTGGACCAACCTTTTGGATCGCGGGTTAACAATTCTTTAATCATACCTTCGCGTTTTTCAAAATAATCAGGTTCTCTCAAGAGTTCTTTTGATAAGGCGTTCATTTTCTTGAAGAAAACAGGATCGTCTCTCATTGCTTCATAGACAGGAGCGATAGAACCTGAAACTGTTGGAATTTCTGCAAGATAATTTCTCAATGATTGACCAAGACGGTGAGAAATTTTAACAAATTTTTCAAATAATTTAAGAATGTTATTTTTTGCACGTTTTGAAAGTTTTGATTCCTTGCCAGCCTTTATGTGGCTAACATCATCAACTCTTCCTGACCAATCGCGCAAGAAGTCTTCAATTTCTTCAGTGACAGCTTCTTTTGCTGTATCTGCTTTGTAGTTTGCATCTGAAGCAGCTTTTTCTAAGTATGGATATTCTCCTCCATATGAATCTGGATTTTCTTTTTCGTATTGTTTAAGAGTTTTTGTAGCTTTTTCAAATTCAGCAAATCGTTCCTCATAAGCTTTCAAAAGTTTTGATAGACGAGAGTAGAATCCGTAATGACCTTCATCAGAGACAGACATCGTTTGTTTGAGTTCTCCAATCTCGTCTCGCATGAGGTCAAATAATTTTTCTTCGTTTTGTTGACCGATTGCATTTTTAACATTTGTGCGGTCAACTTTACTGTCAACTGTGTTATAAATGTCACGAAATTCTCTACTTGGCTGATGAAATACATATGTAAAGAACGAACTCTCATCTTCTTTTGGTTTTTCGTAGTCAATGATTGTATAGAAAATAAAACCAGCTTTTGTATAATATTTATAATAGTTTTTAGATTTTGTTGCAGCGATGCACCAGCGGGAATGAACGCCAACTTTGCAAGAAGAATACACATTCAAGGGACGTATAAGATCAAAGCGTCCAACGCGAACAAGTTCCTTCTTTTTAGGATTTTTTGGATCTGGTCGCTCTTCAAAAGCAGATAGAAGAATTTTTGCGCCACTGCGTTCAAGTTCTGAAACTGACTCGCCTTGATCTTCCATCTCAATTTCAAGCTCTTCAAGTGTTTTATAACGGTTAATATCGCGGAATTCGGGTTCCATGTGCTTTATTGCTTGATCAAATTTTTTGATCAATTCGATGGCAGAATCAACTGGGTAGTTCTCAGCGACAACATGAGCAACAAGCCAAGGGAGATATTTGTTGTTGGCGATGTTTGCATCGGCAATTTTGCGAATAAGTTCCTCTTGACCAGGATATTTTTTTATGGTATCGTCGACTCTTCCTTCGTCAAGCTCATCCATGCCGGTGATAAGCTTTGATAATATTTTAACTTTGATCATTTATTGTGGTTCCTAGTTGTCGAAGACGATGAAATATGGTTGTTTTGAATTTGGATTGAGAACGCCGATATTGCGTGGAGCAATATCGTGAAGTTCATCGCCGTGCTTTGTGATATCATGGAGGGCGCGAATCAAAGAGATGATTTCGCCTTTTGTCAAACTGAAGACGGTTTTTTGTATGCCGTCATATAGAAGATCGCTGATGATCTGAGAAACATTTGGGGGCGTTCCGCCTTCGGATCTAATATACGCAGTATAGGCGTAACTGATCCTTGCAACATCGTTTGTGTATTCTTTTTTGTCTGAGCGACCAGTGCGACCCATGAAATCTTCAAACATTTCAAGTTCGGACATTTCAACCCAGTTGACGGGGCCAGCTTTTGTTGAAACTTCTCCAACCCCATAGACTGGAAGGGTTGCGCCTGTTGCCTTGCCAGAATGGAGGCGATCATACATTTTTTTGTACCACTTGTAATCTTTTTTTGCTCCACTTGTAAAGTCGGGAGAGCTTAAATCAAGACCACCAAAGAATAGCTTTAGGATGCGCTTGAAATCATATCCCTTGATGATAAACACTTTGCCAAATGATTTGCCTGTAATTGGTTTGTCAATCTTGCTATTGGATAGGGATGGGATCTCTTTAACTATTTTTTCAATGGTGGCTTTATCGTTTTTGAAAGATAGAGAAATTTGTTGACCATCCGGCCATATACCATTTGATAGGATGTTTAGGTTATGCTGTTGGATGTTGTTTAATTTATCGGCTGATTCGGTTAATAGTTTTACTTTGATCATGTTGGTAAATAGTTAGAATTCCCAGAAAAATTCCCAGGAAATTTTTTATGTTGTTGATCTTTTCAAAGGGGTATGGTAGAGTGTAGGGGTGGGTTAACGCTTGCCTTCTAGTCTTGATAAGATGCGTTCTAGTTTTTCTAATCTGGCTATTTCATGTTCGATACCCTTGATTGGAATTTGGGAATCAGCAATCAGCATTGTCAGTGCGGCAATGGTTGCGGTGACTTTGTTTTTGGCGTCGATGATTGGGGATGGAGTAGGATCGCCTGTGATTGGTGTTGAAAAGCGGCTAGTTGCCATCTCTGAGATGATTAGCTGATTTATGTATTCTTTAGTTATTTTCATTGGGGGGTCTCCGTGGTTATTGAAATAAGTAGTTGAAATGTTTCAAAAAATGACCCGGAATTTATTTACGACCTTAGCTTTAGTTCTAATAATAGAAGTAATATTGGTAGACATACTTTCCGTATAACTATACCGATATAACCCCTACTGGTAGTACCTCTACCCCTATTGGTATAGGGCTATAGCAATTTTTATATAGCTATAAGTTTATAGTTATAAATATATAAACTCTTTTGTTGTTGCTATAAAGTTATAACTATAAAAAAAGAATGTTGACCTATAGAATATCTTATGCTATAGTAACAAACATAGATGTTATAAGGATAGAGCATATTCTATGTATAGATGTTATAGCCATATAAGCTCTAATGATAGAGTATGCAATATGCTCTAAGGATATAGCTATACAGTTAGAGTAATCCTTGCTCTATGCATATAGCTCTAGCACTGGAGCATGACAGTTCTACCTCGTTTTTTATAGCGTTTCCGTTTAGCTCTATCGGCAGAGTTTATGTTGCGCGTCTATTCAATAGAAGGCATCGCGTATACTCTACTCGGTATCTTCTAGTCCTAGCATATCCTTAGGGCAGCACCTCTTACAATAGGATGCCACCGCTACTCTACCCATATAGTACACCCTTACTCTTTTCATAGTGCTACAGAGGTCGCATATATATACTCTACTGATAGAGTAGGCATGCGAATCTTCTACACTAATAGGTTCCTTCCGTGTATGTTCCATACCAGTATTATAGCACACTCCTGCCGTATAGTTATACCGATAGAATAAACCAGCCCCCCGGCTTCTACTGATAGAATAGGAAAAGCCCCGGCTCTTTCGAGCCGGGGCCATTATCCTAACTGCGGAACTACTGGGCCGAACGCTTGGCACACTCCGCGTCATACTCTGCCACGAGAGCATCAGCCTCGGCAGAATCCAGCGAACGAAGCAGCTCTGCCATACGGCTCTTCAGGGACGCTGCCTTCGCGGCCTTCTTGGGGGCAATCTCCTCGCCCTTGACGAAGAATCCACCCTCAGCCCCGAGTCGCGACGAAAGCATGCCCGACTCCTTTGCAACCTTGATATCCTTTGCAGAGAAGTTACCGACGTACTGAATCGCATTGACCGGGCATCCACGACCATTCGCGGCAACGAAGTCGCGAACGAAAGCAACGATAGCGTTCGTGTTATCGATAGAGGTAGCCATTGTGCGGTCCATTCTGCCCACGCGGGGCTTTTTGCGTTTCGGCAACGCGGGATGCGTCACCGTCGAACAGGAAAGAGTCTAGTCTAAGGCGCGGTCGGCGTCAACAGGAAAGTTTTGCTCTACCGTTAGAGCCTAGCTTTTCGGCCTATTATACCGCAAGGCCGATGGAATCCTAGTCCGAGATTCAAGTTCATTCTCGAGATAGACGTTCCAGATAAGGAGCTTTCGAGTCGCGAGCGTATCGCCAACATTGAATCCAAGCGAGTTCAGCTTTTCAGCCTCTTGCTTTAGAATAGCGTTGTTCTTTGCCCGATGTTGCATGATAGCCTTTGGCGAAAGCAGCTTTGCCTTGCGCATATCGTCAATGGCCGTTGCAATCTCCTTAGTAAGAGCTTCCACTTGTTCTGCAGTCAGAGTCTCGCGCATCCTTGCCTCCGTTGAAGTTAGAGCGACAGTCTAGCTTGCCTTGTCGCTGCCGTCAAGAGGAAAAAACCACTCTGTCTAGAATATTCTGTTTTCAAGGATCAGGCATTCGCGCTCGCTCGCAGCGCCGAACAGGAAAGAGTCTAAGCGAACTCGCGAGTCGATGCAACCACAAAAAAACTCGAGTCTTAGAGTAACTCGAGCCCCTTGTTTTCAGGCTTTTTTGTGCGACAGGTTTTTGACAGATCTCGAGATAGAGCTTTTATGCTCTCGAGATAGAGTTTAGCCAGGGACTTTATTCTCGCCATAGTATATGGCGGCTGGTTTTGCCCACACGCCTCGTCCGCGATGCTACCATGCAAAAGCAAAGGGTGTCAAGGGCAAAATAAACTCTAATCGTAGAGATTCCAGCCGCCTGGCAAGTCTATTATATCGCCTTTGCCGTGTGCTGTCAAGCACACAAAAACACTACGGTTAGAGCTAACTTTCCCGTTGACAATGGCGGCGGGTTTTGGTATACTGAGGAAAAAACCCTTTATTCTATCAATAGAATATCTATTGCGGTATGCTCTATCGTTAGAATATCCAGCCGCTGCCTTTAGCATATCATACTATCCATGTAGTGTCAAGGACTTTTTAGCTCTAATGCTGGATGCTCTATGGCTATAGCTATGTCCCTGTAACCTCTAATGCTGTAGCTATATGGCGATAGCTCTATGAATAGGATAAACCCAGCCGCCTATTCGTATAATATACACGTTTAGCAATAGGCTTTTCGATCAAACTTAGTAAGATTTAGCCTTATTTATAGGATGAAATGCATTTACGATTCACGATTCCCTTTATTTAAAGGTGTTTTATGAATAAAAATGGAGGTTGGGAAGGCTAAATACCTTATTTTTCGCTGGATTTAGCCTTCCCAAACAACATTCGCCACCATCATCCATTTTTCTCAACTATCCGTTTCTACCTACAGGACTTGCAAACCGCGCCATATGCCTCATTCCAGTTCATCGCTGGCATCTCATTGCACCGATCACATGGATATTCATACCTTCCAGCATCGCTTACATACTGCATATTCATACCCTTATTCATCTTATCTACTTGGATCTCTACCTGGGCAATATACTGATTCCACTTCTTTTCCTTTCGGTTCTTCTGGAAGTAGTGACGGTCATTCCTGTTTGGATTATACATATCTATATATCCTTTTGTTGTTTGTGGAATGGTCTATTGCCTACTACCTTCTACCTACCTATTATACATATTCTTTTTTTGTGTGTCCACTACCTTCTATCTACATACCCGGTATTGTCTACCCTTTGGGATATGCCTATTGTTATCCTACTATATTTCTGGATACCTAGTGGAAGGTTGGGTTTGTCTCTTCAATCTCAATGATTGCTTCATACACATCTTCGTTATTGGGAACTGAACAGTAAACCTCTTTGAACCAGCTTACTATCTTCTGAATCATTGGTGGTTTCCTTTTATTTTTTTGTTTGTCTAGTCCCATCTAAACATCATTCCAAGTCCTATCACCAAACCAACAATGCAGACAAGTAGTTTCATTGTGATGATTGCAGTTGCCAGCATTGTTTGCTCTCTTTTCTTTTTTGTTAGTCCGACAGATAAACAATCAGGGCAAGTCCAGCTAATACAAGATACATGATATCCTCTTTTGTTCCTAGAAGGAATACTGGAATGATGCTTTGATGTTTGTGTTTCCGCGAAT